GGAGCAATCCCCTCCTTTATTTTTTGTAAAATATCATTCGGTTTGTTGTGTTTGGCGGGTTTTTGGTTTGGCTTCCATATCCGATGCATTTTTATTATAACTGCTCATTGCATCTTGTGTACCGAATACCAATTCTTCATTATTGTATTTGGCAATTTCATTACCAACATGAAGAAGGAATTCACGACCAATTTCCGTCGGATCTCCATAGTATTCCAATGGAGCACGACCAACGTATTTTGCCGTTTTGAAATTCTGTGTATTGATTTGAGATGGAAAGGATAATTTGGATGCATTTAGAAAAATATTTTTATCGATATTAGATGGAGTTATCGCCTTTTCACCAAATGGAATATTCGGCATCAAACCATTCGACCAAATGCGAAAATCACCAACATCGGTAAAAAATTCAGCTTCTACATTTTTGCAGATATAATCTCCTTCAACCCCAGTAACATTTACTGCGCCGATAATCATAAGAATCACACTTCTTCCACGATTGTAATGTCATTATCATTAATACGTACCAATTCAGGTACATATGTTTGAATATTTTCAACTTTATTCGATGGATCATATTTCCGGAAAATAGATTGTTTGTTTGCATCATAATTATTAAATCCAACAAATCGAATGTATCGCACATTCGGTTCATTCTCTTTGATGCGATAAATAATATCCGATGCATGGATATTATTTGTGGAAGAATCATTGATGGATGAAATGTAACTCTGAATGATATTCTTGATGGATGATACGGTTGATGAGAAGATGGAACGATTGAATACAGAGATGACCAATTTCAATTTCAATTGAACATTATCCAATCGAATGTTAGAGTTCTCTAATGGATCTCCTTCACGTTCCGGCCCAATAAAATAATTATTGGATCTTCCATACGTATTGAACAATTTGAAATCCAGATAACTATTTCCTTCTAGATGCGATAATATAGGTTCCATATTTTTATACTGCTCACGGAATCGATCAACAAATACACTTATAGAGTCATCATCGGTTGTTGCAGAAATTCCCATCATCGGAATCAATGTTGCACCGATTTGTGTTGGTGTAAATGTCAGATAAGAACGCATCATATTCATGATTTCATAAATGGAAAAATCGGATGCATCATTTTTGAAAATATTGGCTGTGATATATCCGGTAAAGGAATCGTCATCATATAGTTTGTCGACGGCTGTGTTGTATAGATCCTTCATCAATACATAAATCCCGAATTCCGTATTCTTTGTATCGATAAGGATATGTCCGGCTTGCGGTCCATGATGAATCAATGATTTGAATTCGGTGCTGGTTCGCATATCAATATTGACAATATCATTCTCTGGCATATTATCCAATACAGCAAATGATGTTTCAAATACAACTGCTGATTGATTGATAATCTCAGTCGGTTCCATCTCGATATAACCAGTATATCCAGTATTCTTCGATTTGAATGCTAGTACAAGACGGAGATTATTCTTTTTCTTTGGGAATTTATCTCCAATTCCTTCAATGTATGTTACTGGAATATTTGTTGTTGTAACCGGAATACAAGTTACCCGAATACGATATCGGTCTGCATAGTCTTTGGATAGATCATGTTCGATTGACATCGTCGACAGTTGGAAATTAAAGAATGTATTCGGATTGAGATAAATCATTTCCGGATATGTTGTGTGAGAAACCATTGTATTGTATGATGTCGAAATATTCGTTTTCTCATTGATTCGGATATAGAATGGATTTACAAATCCATATTCGTGTGGTGGAATATTATCATCCGTCACCATAGATGGTTTGTTATCAATATTTTTTAGGAACGTAATCGTGTCTCGACTATTTCCAACATATTGCCAAATGTGTCCCGGACGAATAATGTATTCTGTATTGTCATTGATGAAATCACAATCCGCTTTATTTACTTGAATATTCAATGTATTTGTCGGAATGATGTTTCCGTTGTCATCCGAGATGGAAATGAACTGGCTAAACATACGTCCAGAAATATCATCACGACGTTTTAAAAATTTACTATAAACGCCATTGACTGCTGCATTCTGGCGGAACCATGAGAGAAGATCATAGTCTGTATTCAAGGCTCTTCCTGAATTGTATCGGTTGATGATTTCATTTCGTAAATCCTCCATCGACCCTTTGTTTCTTCCATGGCGAGATTCCGAATAACACAATGCTCCAATCCGTGTTCCGGCGTTGTATTCATACGTTCCACCATTCGTACGTACAGTGAGCGGAAGCCGGTTGTTGTATGTTGTAAAATTATCGCTTGCTCCATTGCAGGTATATGTTGTGATTTCAACCCGACTATTGAAAGACGGCTGGAAGTATTCCAGACTATTATCAAATGACAACTCTAAACTATTGTCACTGGTAAACTGATACCATGCATATGGAACAGAGCGTGCTGCCGTAAATTTTGGTAACAGCAACATATTCTGCCGTTCTCCGGATGGTGAGATGTATACTGCGCTAATTTCTGCCAATTGATTTGTCCATGATACTTTCAGTGCAGAATTTACCGTAACGAGATTATCTGTAATCTGATAGACTGATTTGTTCCGCTCATAACATCCCATATTGCAATACAACATCATCCATCCGGAAGATGTAATCTGGTGTTTGATATACGTTCCAGATGTTGTTGCGAGCGGATTCGAATCTTCCGCATAGGAACATGTCACGGATAATTGCCCGTCAATGTATTTATGATCGATATGAATATCATGATCCAAACGGTACATACTGTTGTTAATCACAATAACAGTATCCTTGTCAAGGATATACCGTTTGGTAGATCCATTTCCAATCGGTTCTGCTTTTGTAATAATATCCTCCAAATATAATTGAAGCAGGATATTACAACGACTTGGGGATGCAAAATTAAATCCCAATTGGAATAAGGATGCATGGCTATAAATGGACGATGGTAATTGTGCCCGTGTGATAAATGCTTCATTCATCATCAACGATGCAGTTCCAAAGGAATCTTCAATAGCAGTTGATACCATTTCACTGGTAATGCCCAATAGTCCAATATTCAATGTATTCATTCCAAGTCCTGGAAATGCTCTTGGAACCAATACTCCACGAATGAATTCTTTTATGTTGAAATTACTGGAGTAATTTTTGACATAAATATCTTCTTCTCCAATTTTCTGTAACAATTGAATTCCCTCCTATCTCTTTGCGGAGAACATTGCTTTCTCATTAAACGCCCCATTAATATCCGTATTTAGGAATCGTAAACGAAGTTGTGTTTTTGTAGCAGTATCACCGACACCAACACCATTCGCAATATTTCCATAATGATGTGGAAGATACATTTCTACAAATGGCGTCGTTGCATATGGTCGATCGCTATGTGCATAGTTTTCATTAAATGGATCTACTGCTTGCAGGTTTCCACGACCTTTGAGTCGAGCACCCTTTTCGTTAAATTCCACCAGCGAAAATCCGCTACATGGAACTTTATACATGTACTTGAATGTGATGGAAATATTGGGTCGATCATCCACCTCACCATTCCATGACAATGCATTTTCTCCACCGCTCACAGGAATGATTCCACCATATTTGGTCCAATATAAAATATCCGAACCGTCTGGTCCACATTTGAATACATACGCAGATGCTGCATAATCCAATGTTTTTGTAAAAATATGACTGGTGGATGGAGAAGGATTTGCGGCGACAGAACACGTATCCGTTTGACTCATAAGATTGTATGATGGTTTCCATTGTCCGAGACGAGCATTATGAATATACAACATCCACATACGAATGAGGTTGAGTATAGAATAATCTTGCAGCTCTGTGAATGTACATGTAAATTCTCCTGCTGCTCGACTATTGAACATCGTACCATAGCTCATGCGATATCCATCCCAGCTTGCGCCACTTTCAGTTGTGTCAAGTTGGCTATCATTCAGACTGAACGATTTACACTGATTGGATAGAAGCATGTTAAAATTATTACTATCTCCACATCGTACACATTCGGTCAATAGTTTGAAAATCCATGGATTCCGCCGATACATGATTGCAGATTCTGGATGAGATAGAGTATTCGCATTAGCGGTTCCATTGCAATTCAGTAGATTCAAATCAGGGCGTGTAAAAAATACATAGGTGAATGCTTTATTGAATGCTAAATTTGAATCAGCACCCTGGAACCTATTATACATATAATACTTCATCGCCCGCGCAATATCATTGTTTCCATGCACGGGAATTCCTAAGGATGCACGAGCTTCTTGCAGCTGTTCCTCCAATGGTTTAGAATCTGCAATTTTATACCGATCATCATCAATTTTAATCTGATAATCATATCGAGCCGCCAACATACGAGAAGCATCCGATTGTACCGCTAGATCTGGAAAGGATACTTCATTTTGTATGTTCTCGATGTCTTCTGAGAGGAGTCGAGCACGTTTATCAATATCACTCGCCGCAGTTTCAACATCTGCAACATAGGTTGGAATTTTATTGACGGATCGCGGGAGTACGCCATTATCTTCTGCCATATTCAATCAACTCCTCTCCATTGCGTTATTTTCAAATTTCCAGTATCTGGAAATGGTGAAGTAACCTTCGCGCCATTCCGACGATATTTATCAATCGTGCCATCATCTACCTCATATCCGGCAGCCCTGTGTTTATAATCCGTCCCATTTGGATTCATTACATTTGGTTCTTTTATCGTTTCTTCCAGATATGGTTTCTTTGATCCAAATGCCGATGTTGCTACAGTAAATTCTCCATTACTTACAGTAGATATTGTATTATCCACTTTATTTGTCTCGGGAATTTTCTCATATTTTGTTTCTTCTGCATTTGCACGAATGATATTTCCTGCAATGGAAGATCGTAATCCCTGCCAAACAACTTCATCTTTTTCATTGACAAGCTTAATACGCTCCACCATTCGCGGAAGTCCATATTTCCCTCTTGTATCAAATTCATCAATCAATTGAACACGCGCACGTAATGTTCCATATTCGGAGTATGGCATCATGCGTGTCATCACTCTACCGGTATCAATATCACGTGAGCCAACGCGTATTTTAACAAGATCTCCTTCATATAATTCCATCAATTTCACCTTCAATCATTGGTTACGCATTTATGAAGAGGTTTCCAGAAGATAGAATTATCATAATAAAAAAGAAGGGGATTACTCCCCTTCTTTTTAATGCATTGTAATTCAATTACTCTTTGTTGTCGGCAGTCATGATAATCTTCAGGATTCGTGTAAAATTTGTATGATAGAGTTCGTCCATGAAATCACAATTGTCGCGGAGGTGATCGATGAACTTATGGAATAGTGACTCTAAGGATTCGCGACGAGAAGCTTCTTCTGATGAGTGAAGGATCTTGCATCGATATTCTGCTTCTTCAGCATAAACAATTCCTGAGAACAATGCCACAAGTTCAATCATGAATGCAGTTCCTGAATATGTCGCCCGTCCATATGTATCACCGATGTGCAATACGCAATTGCGCTCTTCAGCCAATTCGGATGAATATAGAATTGTATTGATAATCTTCACAACGCGACTGCACACTACATTGCGCGGATTGCCCATGTTTTGTGGATAAGTAAGATCAAATTCCCCATTTCGAACCTTGCGACGAATTAATGTGCGTCCGCTGTAAATGAGATCGATGACACTTTCATCATCAGCGAACTCATCCTGAACTAGAAAATTGAACAACCGCATCGAATCATTCGACTCATCTTTCTGGATTTTTACCATTTCATCATGCATAATAACATTCCTTTCACTTTCACTGGGGTTAATAACCCCAGTATTACAATTACTCTTGTTTAAAATTTCATCAACCTGTTTCCATACATGGAAAGTTAATGATCTCGCGCATTGATCTTTATTATGGTCATAAACATCAATAAACATTTCAATCATATCGCCTGGGTCAAAAGATTCACCATTAAATGGAATTTTAAAAATTTCTGCTTCGGCATCTTCTTGATTATAGACGAAAACTTCATTATTTCCAATTAGCCATGTAATTGCAGAGATGTTATCGGTAGATTTATCCGCATCGAATGTGAATTGTTTTCCAACAATTCCATTCACTTCATCCTTATCAAACACCTGAGGAATTTTGGTCAAGAATTCACCAAACTCGACACGATGCAGATCGATGAAATCCCTTGCCTTAGACGATGTTTCCGGATTGAAAAGATCTCTAAACCCATCCATTACATCCTTCGCATTATCAAGCCGAGTTTTATACTCGAATATTCCTATGTCGAATACACAGAAATTATTACTTCCATAAATTCGGAACATTCCTGGTTCGGTATCACGGACACATTTGAAATGATCGGTTGCAGCGATCGTATAGGTATTACCATATTTTTCCATTGTTGTATTCTCCTCTTTTCATTCACCTTTCTGAATAGAATTTATATTACATATAAAATATATCATCATAGATAATTATCAATGAAGCACAAGTCTATAATCCGAAGGACCATGTGGATTTATTAATCGCATAAGGGGGTGATATATCATGATTAATCCAGAAGACATTGAGAAGATCTCGGATAATGATCCGAATCTGAAAGAGTTGAAACAGGAACTCATTGAAGGCGGAAAGGAGAAAGAAGAAGATGGCAGACAGTCAGTTGGTTAGTTATGAGAAATATTCTCCAAATATTTCAAGTCCAAGAAATCATGAGATTGATATCATTACGATTCATTGCATGGCGGGCAATCTGAGCATCGAATCTTGTGGTGATATTTTTGCAAATCCAAACTATCAGTGCAGCTCTCAGTACGGTATTGGTTCGGATGGTCGTATTGCACAATACGTTGCAGAATCAGATCGTTCTTGGTGTACATCAAGTCGCACAAACGATCATCGTGCTGTGACAATTGAAGTTGCAAATTGTGGCGGTGAACCAGATTGGCCAGTTACCGATGAGGCAATGGAATCACTCATTGCACTGTGCACAGATATTTGTCAACGCAACGGTATTCCGCAGCTAAAGTGGTTAGCAGATCCGGATAAGATCTGGCAGGTAGATGTTCAGAACATGACTGCTCATCGGTGGATCGAAGCTAAGGCATGCCCAGGAAATTATCTCTATGAAAGATTCGGTTATATTGCCGATGAAGTAAATAAGAGATTGGGAAATCCTTCCTATAAACCAAAGGCATCGAATCAGAAATCGAATGCAGATCAATTTCATGAATTCTTCACAGATGTTGGATTGAATCCATATGCACTCTGTGGTCTCATGGGCAACATCTATGCTGAATCTGGACTGATTCCAAATAATCTACAGAATAGTTTCGAAAAGTCTCTTGGGATGAATGATGACGAATACACAAATTCTATTGATGATGGAAGTTATGATAACTTCGTACACGATGAAGCAGGATATGGACTTGCACAGTGGACATACTGGAGTCGTAAAGAACGGCTTTTGGAGTTTGCAAAAGCATCCTATGCATCCATTGGTGATATGGGAATGCAGCTTGCATATCTCTGGAAGGAGCTTCAGGAATCCATTGATATTGCAACACTGAATGCATCTCAGTCTGTACGAGAAGCCTCAGATTATATTCTTCATGAGTTTGAACGTCCTGCAAACCAGAGCGAAGAAGTTGAGATTCGTCGTGCCGGGTATGGAATGGAATTCTATCACAAATATTATGGAGAGGATGAATCTTCAGAGGAATTTGATCCATACAACGTTCGTGTTGTTGCAACACTTCTAAATGTGCGTTCAGGTCCTGGTACAAATTTTGGAATTAATTCCTCCATTATGGATCAGGGACTCTATGGTATTTGTGATGAAGCAGATGGCCCCGGTGCATCTAAGTGGGGTAAGATGAGTAATGGTTGGGGTTGGATCAGTCTCGACTACACGGAACGAGAATAGAAAAATATAAAAAATATAAGAAGGGAGGAATTCCTCCCTTCTTATATTTCAATTATTTGATACTTCATAATTCGTTGAACACCCATCAATGATAATTAGTCTCTATCCCTCTAGTTTCATTTCATCATCCTCCTTATATTCATAATGTATAATTTAGGAGGGTTTTCTCCCTCCTATTTGTGTTCTGAATGATATATTATTCTGGTATAGGAGTTTGGATTACTAAGGAGGAAAATTATAATGTTCCAGAATACCGAGTCTTTATTCCATGATGATTATTCTGTGAATCGCGGAATCGTTTTGTCGTATAATTTCTATACAGATACGCTGACGATCTACCCGAGCAAAGATGATTATTATATCATTGACTTGAATGGATTTAATCCCCACAACCATTTACGATGGTTACGGAAAAATGTGGAACCGATACTGAAGTTAATCAATAGAGGATTTACCGACCACGATCTATATGATATCGGAAGATCCATTGTCCAACTCACACGGCGCTACTGGATATCAAATCCGGTGAAACACATCAGTGAAAGTATGTGTAATCAATTTCAAAAACTGATTCGTGCGCACACGAATATCAAAGATGGAAATTCTTACAAGGCATGTGAATTATATCAACGAGAACGCAAGAAATTCATTGATAAATTTAATTGGTCCATATATCACTTTCTTGTACTATCGGTGCGTGGATATGGATTCAATTTAGACGATTATTCCCTTCATGATTTTAATGCATATATGAATAAAATTGTGAATAAGGAAGAAATCTCAGCGATACAATGTTATCGTCCCTAAGGAGGATATTTATGGAAACTTCACGTGTTTTAACGAATATCAAGCTATTCATTGTTGTAAGCATCACGATCTCTTGTGCTATTACACTTGTTCCATACCCTTACAACATACTCATGGTATTCATGATTATGTTGTGCATTCTTATTGTTGCAAATACAGCATATGATGTCGGTTTGTTTGCCGGAAGCATTATCACATCACAAATCATATCTCAAATATTACAATTGGAGATAGATAAGCAAAAACGATTGGAAAAAGAAACGGCAAAAGAATAATACTTTATAAAAAAATAAAGGAGGTTTTATCCTCCCTTTATTTTTTATACCATGTAAAGCTTCTCCATGGTCGCATGTAGCTTAGCCATATTTTTGTCTGCGCACTTCTGCAGATTCTCCTGAAACTCTGCCGCCCACTCCTCATCGTTGAATGGATCGCACTCAGCTGCAATGCGGTCGATGTTCTCTCTGAAGTGGCGGATATTGGCTTCAGCCTCCTCATCCTTTTTCTTCTTGATGTAGAGACCTGCTCCGATTCCGACAGCAGCGGCAGCGACACCCATAGCAATATACATGAACATTTTATTTTCCTCCTTAGAATAGAAGATTATTATTCTTATCTCTACTATAATAATATATCAATAATAGGTGAGAAGATACGATTTAAATAGAGAGGGGAATATTCCCCTCTCTATTATTTACATTTCAATCTGTTCTTGGTGAGATTCATTTACCTCAGCATCAAGGAAGATGCACTGGTTGTTTGAAATAAGAATTTTGACAAGTTCGCTTGCTGCAAGAAGGACAAGTTCATCGGTTTCCGCAGAAGTGAAAACATTATCATTGATTTCCATGGATTCAAGATCATATGTCTTGAATGATTCGATCGACTTTTGAACAATCTCGGAAAGTTTTTCAGAACCCTTCTGAATGACATCTTCCACTTTATTTTTATCATCCAGAGTTCTCCACTCTTCCATAGTATTCAAAATGCCATCGTTGTTTGGTCCAACAAGAACATCAACATAGGTTGACGTCGTTGCATGCATAATCAGTGAGTAGATTAAAGTCTTCAGTGGATCTTCTGTCTGCTCAATGCATTCTGCCGCAGATCGAATGATAGAAAGTTGGCACCCTGGAACAGTCCCATGCTTGATTGCACTGGACACGCATTTGATAACATCTTCAATGCTATCCCAGAGAATGCGCTTCTGTAGAGATGAATTTGCACCAACATAATAGATGTAATTCTTCATTTCCAGCTGTGCAATTCGTGCATTTGCTTCTGAAATTTTAAAGGAATATGATTGACGCTCAATTTCTGTTTCTGACCGCAGTCGATTCAATTCTGCTTTTGCCGCATTCAATACTTCTTGATACCGATGGTCTTCGAAGATGGACTCGTCCTGCTGGAAGATGGAACCATTTGTGCAGGAAAGGATGGAATCTTTACAATACCCAAGAACATTTTGTAGGATCGATTCTTCAGATATTGCAGCATCCATCTCTTTGTCAATATTCCCATTTGACGCAATATCGATAAGTGACGCATCCGTTTCCTGTGTAATGATGTCGCCTTTGAGAATTGTTGCCAGATCTTTGAGATCCCATTCTTTCAATTTGCCAATTTCGTACTGAGCAAAAATGAGATTGATGATCCCATAGGTACGATACTCGTGATTGACGTATTGTTTCATCGTTGTATTTGCCACGAGTGCATCATAGTATGGTGCCAATACGAGAAGCTTCCGATTATTTGCACGGCAATAGTCGTTCATTGGAATCAGGAATTTCTCAAATACATCACTTTCAACCTTATGATCGAAAATGAGAACATGAATATCCGATTCCTTTACGGATAGATCTTCGGACTTTGCGTATGCTTCATCAATCAAATTTGCTTTAAATTCGAATCCCGTAATTGGCTGAACATAAGATTTGTTTGTCGGCGAATCCTTCTGACGAATGGATGCAGTCTGTGTCTTCTTATAGATATCTGCAATATTTCGACTTACCTCGGCATCACCATTGGATGTAACGTATGCAATCCGATAAATGGAATCGGTATCTCCGGGTTCAATGAATGTTGCACTCTTCTTAATCCCTTCAATGATTTCAGCAACACATTCATCCCACGCTTTGGTAAATTCGCGAGGGAGACGATAGAGTGATTTGAGTGGACTCTTATATTGCTCATACGTCTGAAAGAGATTATTTGCAAATACGATTGCCGTCGTTGTCCCATCCCCAACACTATTGTTGAGACGCGTGCATGGTGCTTTGATGAGATTATACACCAGCCTTTTATAACGATTATGGAATCGAATATTTTTCAGGATAGCAAATCCATCCTTGGTAGCTTCTGTACTCATCCCGTCAATGATCATACTGGAGCTACCGAGAGGACCAAGAGATTTTGCCATGTTCGATGCAATGATATTGAACACATCGTGAACGAGCTCTTCATATCCATCTTTTGGAATAATATTTACCTGATGCTCATTGGAATATTTCATGAATTCCATAATTTAAACAACCTCCTATAAATACCTACATTAGATAAATTTATTACCAACATAGGTTACTCAAGTAAAATGAAAATATAGAAGGTGTGGTATCGTTGAAACCGGTTGAAAGAGAAAATAAGATATACCATCAATTGTTTGGGCATATTCCAAATACAATCATTGGTCGTATCGCATATATTTTAGGAAAGCGAGCAACCAGTAAGAATGCAAGAGATTCCATCGAAAAGGAAGTTCGACGAATCAAACGCATTAAATGGAAGAGCATTTCATTCACCATGTTCAAAATATTTAAACCATCTGCTCGTCCGCGTGCAAATACACGGATGGGATTTGTTCGCATGTATGTGCCAAGAGCCAAAGAGAATGGGGAATGGGCGATTGATTATTTAAACAAACACCCGATGAAAAAAATTACAACACCATGCAAGTTCAAAATATCGTTCTATGAAAAAACCCCATCTTCTTTTTCTCTTCGTGATAAAGTTCTTGCAGAGATGGGATATCTAAGACCGTGGAAACGAACGGGGGATGTTGATAATTTCCAAAAAACAATTCTGGATATGCTTCAAATTGGCGGATTGTTGGAGGATGATTGTTTGGTCATTCACGTCGACGCCGGATTATATTATTCCATCAAACCTCGTTGTGAAGTAACCATTGAGTATATGGAAAAATTTCCAAATTGATTATAAATGGAGGGATTTCTCCCTCCATTATTTTTTATGAAAAAATCCTTACAATCTATTTATAAAACGAATTGGGTTATATATTGTTTCTGCAACATTTCATCTGATTTTAGGAGGATATTATGCGAAAATTTCTACACAAGATGGAGAATAAATACGAAGAGAATCTCAATCTTGATATTCTGAATAAAGCATTCGATAAGCCAATTGAAGAATACATATATCAAGCATTTAAATCATTAGAAATTCTTCCTGCCATTAAAATTTTGGGATATGAATATGACCCAAAGGGTGAAGCGGATTACGATCAAAACAATTACATCATTCGGCGAAATAAAAATAAAAACAAAGCAATCAAAAGCATTGCAGAATCTCGCTGCTCCGTCATGTATATTGATATTGAATTGAAGGGTATGAATAAGAAAGGCGAGTTTGAGGTTCGTCAAATCAAGAAGCCAATCATCATTCCTATTCAAGATGATAAAGGATTTTACACCATTAAGGGGAAGAAATATTATCTCATCTATCAGATGGTCGATAAGATGCTTTACCCATCCTTCAATGCAGTGACAACAAAATCATTGATGCCGATTTGCGTTCGTATTGAAAATGGAGATTTTGAAGATATTGATGGTACCATTCATACCATCCCAACACACACCATTCAAATCTTTAAGAATGCAATCAATTGTCTCTATATTTATTCCGAATATGGTATTACAAAGACATTGATGTTCCTAGAGGTTGATCGATTCATCTCTGTAGAAGAAGATGGGAAATATGATCGAAAAGAAAATCGATACTATTTCCCATGTGGTAAGAAATCCAACATCGTTGTATCGGTCGACAAGTATATGTTTGACCATGAAATTTATGTAAAATCCATGGCAGGTTGTCTGATTTCCATTTTCAAAGAGACAAAAATGAAATATGATGAAATCGATGATTATGACACATGGATGATTCATACGGGTGGGAATAACACAGTCAAGCGTGGTCAATATCAGCATATTTTCTTCAACCGATTATTGGATGATACGAATCGTGAAGAGATGAAAATAAATGAGTATGATAAACAAAACATTCGATATCTTCTAAGATACATTCTCCAAAACTATTATAAGCTTTGGGAGAAGGATAATCTTGCGATGGAGAATAAACGTCTTCGTTGCAATGAATATATCGCTTCGTTTATCACACAGGAATTATCCGATCGTATCAACAAGATCGTATCCATGGGTGATAAGGCAGGTCTCCAGGAATATTTGAAACTATTCCGATTCTCACCAGACATTTTCATCATGAAATTATACGCTTCCGGCGTATTGCGTTTTGCTGAAAGTAATTCGGATATGACATTCATGAATGCATTCAAGGTGACCAAGAAGGGTCCTCAATCTCTTGGAGGAAAGAATACCCGTCGCATTCCAATTCGTCAACGCACCCTCCACCCATCGATGATCGGGTTCATTGATGTATCGGCAGGTTCATCTTCAGATCCTGGACAGAGTTTGGATCTTTCTCCATACAATAAGATGAAATCGTTCTATTTTGATGATTCATTGTATGAAAACGAAATGCATTATAAAATTTCACAATATCTGAAGGAATACCCGCTCGGAGATGATTATGTTGAAATCACATTTAATTGTAAAGATGAGAAAGAATATAATGAAGTGTTGGATGCACTATTCCGCGCAGGGGAAGGAAAATTGAAAATCTCAGGTGTTACATCAAATCCATTACAGATTATTGTCGAAGAAGATCCTCGGTTGTCTTTCCGAAAATTTAATGAAGATTATCTGAAAGATGAATCGAGGGATAAAGAATGAAGGCGCGGATAAAATATAACTTGCTCCGTATCCATAGTAAATTGGCAATTGATTTTAGTATTGTACTAGATACGGAACGAGACAAATACCCTTTGTTCCGAATCAATCATGTCAATGAAAATGTTTTCATGGATTTGAATTTAAACCCATTTATTCAATTATCCATCCTTCGGTTTGCGGAAGATGGTTCATTCCAAACACAACAAGAGTGGAATCCATCCGATCATTTGACCTTAACGAAATCAACATTTCCAATCTTCCTGTATAACTTGAATGGAATTTTAAAAGATTTTGAGATTCCAAAATTATATTCTTATCGTGGAAGTCGATTGGAGTTAAATGAATCGGAAGCAAAAAAAGTACACCGTTCCTTCCTATGTGGTCGAAGTACTGTAGTAATGGACCCGACCGTTATTACGCAGGATGATACATATTATGAAGGAATGCGATTAATGTTCAATGGAGAGGGAAGTATTGTACTGTTACCGATTGATGATATCCGTACGCTTGCATATACATTTAATGCGTTAGATATTCATACATTGGCAGTACAACTATACCAGAATTATCTCCATCAATCATAAGGAGACTGAGTTCCAATGGAATCCATTGTCGTATGCAAAAATAATACATACCCAGTCGAAGGAATGTTCTCCAAACATATGGAAGAAGGGAAGTTGTATATCGATCCAAAATCAAAACGGATCTATTGTTATACAACTACCGCACAAGTAGTAGGAACTGCTTCCCACCATTTTCCAATTTATGATGGAAAACATTTCTTCGATTCTGTGAGATCATACAAAAAGTACGAATCTGATGTCATATCAACCGATGTAACAGATATGGCATCTTCCATATCGGAAAAAGATCGAGAGGATATGGAATATCGTTCCAAAGCAGTATTGTATGGCGATATTCTAGAACCGGAAATATCGGATTCGGATAACATCTATTCGCAATGCATTAAAGGAATTCTTCTACATAAAAAATACAATCTTCTTGATCTATCCATTATGAGTAATCCAAAATTAACCGTCGAAGAAATTTCAAATCTGTATCAATCTCTGCATAAGATTGCATTTATGCGTGAGAAGAAATTTATGATTTGGATGAATCAAATTCTTCATATGGATTACAAAGTAAATTGTTATGATAGTAATTCCGATCAACTACTTCTGACATATCATAGTATTGATCAACGATATGAGTTCTATCCTAAGAATAACGATGTTCATAAAGAAGAGTATGACGAGATTCTCAAAAAGTCATGGGATCCATTCAAGAAGATGATTAATCTGATCATCAAAATGAAGAATTATAAGAAGGCTGATTTCAATGTAAATACGGAATCTGCGTATACCATCAACAATATGATGACAACGATTTTCGGCGATAAATCTGTGTCTGCCCAGATATTTTCACGATTCATGCGCATTATTAATTTACCATTCGATATTGTCATATATGATAAAGATGATATCGTATTTACTTATACATCGAAAGGAGATGACATTGAAAATGGATAAACGATTTATTGATTTATTCACAAAACAATTTGGTATTCCTCAAATTGTAGAAATCTATCGTGGTCATGAACAGTCTATTATTATTCCGGATAAGAAGTCCGATATGCCCATGGAAAAACTTCAAGAAAAGATCGAAGAATCAAATGCAATTTCCAGTAATGCAATTGCTCGATTGAATCATCTGAATCACCTATCTGATGAGTTGGAAGAAAGAATAAGTCAACATTTCAACTTGTAAAGGATTATTTCAAAGATCTTTACCACAAAAAGAAAATCAAAAATAATAAAATTGTATAAAAAGAAAGAGGGATCATCTCCCTCTTTCTTTTTTGTGTGTCGTTCAATTACTCTTTGCAACCGACAATTGAATACCGCGTGCAAGGATTCGGAAGTGTGACATCGAGATGATACTTCTGGCCTGCCGGAATGGAAATCGTGTTTCCAAACTTGCCGCAGAAGATACCATTGTCGTCGTATCCTTCCACGATGACCTGAACTGTCTTCGACTCATTGTTCGTATTCATCAGAATCGCATCGCCACGAAGAAGTCCATACTCCATCCGCGACGTTGCACTGAGCACCTTGATTCCGTTCCACTTCTCCTTTTCAGCCTTTGCCATTTCTGCATCCCGTTTCTGGACATCGTCGAGATACTTCAACCAACGATCGAGGCCGAAAAGTTTATCCTCGACGCAATAGTACATCTTTCCGGTTGCAACGTCAACGGCAAATGTCTTCTCTTTGAGCTTCGTATTCTTTATGGTGAAGACATGATACAGACGCCCATCATGCTGATAAAGGCGACCATTCCCGCGATCAATCAAATCGGGTGTCGGAGAATCAGCCGGAACATTTGTCCAGACTGAATTCAGGAATTCAACAGCAATCTGTTTTCCCTCTTCCGCCGACACGTTGGGAATGAAACCTTCCGGCGTGCTGATGTAATTGTTGTTATTCTTCGGATCCAGTTCAGGCATTGGCTGATCCTTACCGACAGCTTCTCCGACAATCGTCGGCTCCACCGTTGCGGCCGCAGATGTCTCAGCTGCATTCTGCGACGAATGTGTTGTGCCGTCAGGAACGATGATAGAAACCATCATTGCCAGAATGAACGGGTACACGAAGAAATGAAGTGGTAATGCAAATCGCTTTTTCTTCAGTGCAGGGAATTTCTCTGAGAACCAGAACCACTTATCGTTCTTGAACAACAGCCCAAGAATCCCCGATGCATACGAAGCAAGCATTGCCACTGCAAGGATAAACCCAATGATCTCCAACATGATATTTCCTCCTTAAATTATGCCGACATGAATGTCGTTAATTCCGTATAGCTCTTAATCGATGGATCAAATCGAAAGATGGCCATCTCTCCACCGATCATGACCGTTGCACCTTTCCAACCAGACTCAATTACATCTGTACAAACTTCACCGAGTCTGTAGATTGGAATCGTTGCCTTGTGGCGGAAGTCTTCTGTTTTGCTTGGATTATAAATGCTGCCGGTTCCAGGATGACATCCTTTCTCACTGTCAACGCTCACAATGCGAAGGAAGAGTTCCTTGTGAAAATGAATGTACTGGACCTTCTTAGTCACCATTCCGCATTTCGACGGATAGTCATTCATAATCATCACATTCTCACCATTCTTGATGTGCTCGTAAGCATCATCCAGCGTCCGAATTGTGACGACATCCAATTTCTTAAGCATTAAGATCCCACCCTTCCTTCTCAGAAAATCCGATGTAGATCAGTTCATCGATAGGGATACCATCCCGTTTATATGCAGAATCCATATGGAAATGGAATAGTTCCTTTTCCTTCACCTTTTGCAGGATACGTTTCAGCATTTCATCGATGAATCGATATGGAACGTCCTCGAATACAATCCCAGGACGCTGAGAGAAGATAGCACCATTATCATCCCGCCAACGAACGATTTTAATATCGCCCATATCCGGTCGATGTCTGGTTGGGATGATCTTGATGCGGTATTCATCAGACAGTTCATATTCTGCAAAGTCAAATGAAATTTCAATTTCACCCTGCTTAAACAGATATTCTGTACGCATGTTTGCGCTATTCTTAGATAGTTCTTCATCGCTCGGAAAGATCGATTCTATGCGCTGAAGAATATCATCGATACGCTTGTTGTATTCGTTGAAGTTCATAAGTATTCTCCCTTCAGTCTTCTTTCACAATGTTGAGATATTCCTTCAAATGTGCATCATCCATGTCAATGACGCCGCTATTGATGATGCTCATGCGGATCCTTCCTTCCTCTTGAAGCTTCGCGAAATAACACATATAATCCGCAACGTCATCGCCATGCGTATGGAATGTGACTGCCGGATAATATGCCGGACTGCAAACAAATCCATCGGCGCGATGTACCAACGAGAACGCAAGTGTGACCTCTTCACATTCGAGTCCCATAAATCGCCACGGGTTTCGATCTGCTTGCCCGAATCGTTGCCCGATATCCATCCGAAGTTCTTCCTGTGAATCAAGATAATGTATATAAACACTATCCTTCTTCCGCAACCAATAAGAAAACATCTTCGGATCTTCGACGATATATCCTCGATAATCGAGATATCGCTCCATGATGATATTCATCCGCTTCGAAAGCTCTCTGAAATCATTATTCCGATCCAGTGCCTGTTCAATAAATTTTTGTGCCATTTGATATTCCTCCTCAATATCAAACATAATTATGAGATATTCCTATCTCCCTCATATAGAAATAATATATAATTTTTTAATAAAACTATAAAAAATAGAAGGGGAATATTCCCCTTCTATTTATTTGTAAAATTAGTCGAAGTGGACTATTCTCCAAATTTTCGATTACCCATGATTAGTTTGCGTTCACGTTCCTCTCTATCACGCATAGCTTCTTCTGCAGCAGAGCGACCTTCACAAAGTGCAAGAATGGAGAACATGAACCAAAGCAGGTGACGATATGAAATCGTCTTGATGAACTGTGGCAAGATGTATAGGAATCTGCGGAATCTTTCAACCGTTGTAACAAATGGATCGTCTCCTGCTATAATTGCATTATAGCTGGACGGGACAGATTTCTTGAAATACTCACCATCAACCACGATGCAAAGCACATACATATCAGCAAGCTTAACCAGCATTGCTGGACTTGTCGAATATATGCTATGAACCTTGCTGAACGATTCCATATATTTGGCCCGCCCATACATTGCCAATGGTGAACGTTCGCTCAATATCTCATATGTCCCATGGAAGTCAAATGGGCTCTCGAGAATATGACCTTTGACCGTAATCGGAAGCAGCTTCTTCATATCATCGATATACGTACCGAGTGCATCATTGATGTCATTTGCATCAATGAGCCCGCAGAACTCTGTCGGAACAGAATATTGAAGAGGAGATCCGATGTCATAGTTCATTTTCTCTGAAATGATCTTATAAATATCCTCACAGAGTTTCATTCGACCAAATGTATTATAGAGATCATCCGGTTGAATTATTTTCGGTGTTGGCAGTTTGTCTTTATCGAGGGTAGACAATGTCAACATCGATAATGTTTCCTGTGATGAATATTCAAGATATGTGAACGTGACGTTATTTTTATAATGACGGAATATGACAATGTAACGATATCCGACGTGGCGAATGCAGTATCGCTCGTCATACCAATCAATATCATATCCGCTGGTATCCAACCGATCTCCAAGCAACTCTTCGAGTTGAACCATTGCTTCGGCAATGTATTTTAAACCGAGCCCGAGATAGATTTTTCGATTGGATTTCTTCGTTAAGAAACGAATGATCTTTTCAGTATACCCATAAAATGTATACTGTTTCTTCCGATCAAATTGACAAGCTTCAAGATTCTGAACATACCCAAGGCCGATGATATCTTTATTCATCGTGATGGAGAGTGGGGTGTTTTTATCTCCCTTCGGAATGGTAATCATGGAAACCTCCTAGTTTGAAATCAAATGTTTCGTTGAATAAAATGGTTGCGCAAGATTGAGTTTATGATATGCATATAATGCATAATCGAGAGCATGATAACTCTCAATTGGATAAAACAGCTTCGCTGCCTTCATTCGACTCCGCCATCGGAAGCCCCGAATCTTCTTCATCTCCAAATCCCTCCTCGATCAGTTTCTCCATCGAAATTTCATGCCATCCGCCAACAGATGCAACGAGATTGAAATTGAAGATACCTTCATTTCGAATGCATTTCAAAATATTCCGTAACATCTTTTCGACAAATGAGAATGGCATATCATTCAGAATGAGTCCAGCCCGTTTGTCGTAAAGACTGTTTTCAAAATCATAGCGCCGGTACACCCGAATATCTGCTTTGTTCCAAAGACCAACCGTTGGAGCCACCCAAATATCGAGTCCGCCGGGGTATGAAGATTTCTTTGAATAATCAAATGAGATCTTCATCTCATTCTGACACGTGAGAAAATACATTGATCGGTTTGACTTGTTTTCTGCATACTCCTCGAACCTCGGAAAGAACGGTTTCAAATTCCGAAGAAGCTCATCAACGCTGATGGTATATGTTGTCATGTCCATAATTATGTTTCCTCCTATACATAGCTATGAAAATTACTTTGATGCAATGAGTTTTGATGTTGTGATATCTCGAATTACTCCATTAATATAACACTCCATTCTTTGATCGAAATTCTTTTTGAATTGATCACCGATCGAATATCTCCGATTGTCATCCGTAATCAAATGGATTTTAGTTGCATCACGCATCCAATTGATGATGTTTTTGATGACACCTTCCGGATACCATTCAAATCCATAACCTTCTCCTTGAACATGGAATAAGATTGCATTTGAATCGGTTTCCAAATCTCGCTGCAAATCCAATGTCATGAAATGGAAACGATCGTCAAACCATCCATGTTCGATGATCAGATGATTGTGTTTGAGTAAAAGATCGACAATTTCTTCGATGGAAGATATATGTATAATATCATTCATCTCCAGCATCTTCCTTCCCTAACAATACATCCATCTCTTCATTGGTTATGAGAACATTATTCTCATATAGATCTGGATGAATTTTTCGATGAATGATTTCTTCCATTTTATCGATCCCCAACATCATCTGATGCATGATATCATCCCGAATTGATGATGTGATGTGATATGTTGTACCATTATGTTTGATAAATGCCTTCTTCGAATACATCACTGCAAAATAGAGTCGAGCAATAATCTTATTTGTAAAATCGCCGTCTGCGGATTCTTCCGCTGGATCAAACTCCTCGGATGGGTCGGAGACCGGCATCCATATTTCGCTCGTTTCACTATGCTGTATTTTCACTCGAGAAAATTGATTCACTAGTGATAAACAGAATGTAACTTTATCACCGTATGGAATTGTAATATTCAAAAGTCGATACAATTCTTCGAATGAATTGATTTCGACGATTTTATTTTTCATTATTGATGTACCTCCAATGATTTATAGTGGCAATAGATGCCATTCCACAAGCAGTACTTTGCCAAATCTTTAACACGGTCGTGGAACATATAAACGACATCATTTTGATGAATGGTTACTTCATGGCCTCGGATGATCGCAAGCATGATTTCAGTAAGGATATTAAACATATCATACTCATGATCTTCTGTACCATCTGGCGCGTTATTGATACACCAAAATCCATTGCCAAGACGCTGGTATTCTGTTTGGCCGATCGCATGATGTACGTGCGGGTATCTCGTCCAGTGTTCATCGAGCACAATAAAACAATCACCTTCTTTCTGATCATCCAACCACTGCTGGATATCCGAAAATAATTGAAATGTCTTTTCGACAGATTCTGGACGCTGATTCCCAAATACATGAATCGTATTCCTCCGAGGTAATAGACAGCATGTATTGTCTGCTTTAATCAGCAATTCTTTTTTATCCATATTCTCTTCCTCCTCCGGCTGCGAAGATTCGATCTTGTCAATAATCTTTTCGAACTCTTCATCACTCATATTGGTATATTTTGTCAACAGCGAATCCCAATAATCTTGATTCATATCCAAAATCCTCCTATAACAATATAATTGAAAATCAAAAGAGCGGGATTATTCCCCCGAGTATCTTCTCATCGCCGATAATACATATCTTATGAATTCAGGGAAATCATCCTCTTTGATGCAAAATACATCTGGGCAATTGTCCGTCCATATCTGAACATCACATTTTGCCTCACCCTCTTGACAACAGAGTAGTAGAATGAATCCAACTATATCCTCATCGTCAATATATGCATCTGAGATCATATATTCCGGTGATACGACATTCCAGCAACCGTGAGGAAACTGGTTACGTTCATACACGCGCTTCTGCGGACGAGGTTCATATGCTTCATATCGAAACCACTGGATTGCCAGTTTTTGTTTCGTGTCGCAAATCAAATGTCGCAACGAATCTACTGATCGGATATATTTAATTTCCGCCATTTTGTTTCCAAGCCTCCCATGCGCAATAACTTACCAGTGCCTCATGCACACATTTCTTGAACACATATCTGTCCTCTTCCAATATCTCATACTGGAGAGTTGAACCATTATAAATGCGAATCCAACTAGCTTCCACATTCACACATAGAGATAGAATGTGTGCAAGAATATCCGGATGAATGATATCCGTATTCATGACACGGGTTTGATTCATTGCCTCCTCTTTTGTTTTCGCATCCGGATACGAGAGAAAATATTTTGGGAATGTTTTGGAAGCTTGATACCGCCGATAAACATTTCTTGCTTCATCCATTCGACTTATGTGCCAATGAACGATTATTTGCTCATCAATGCTCTGTATCGCATTAATAAGCTCCTGTAGCGATGTTAAGTATTTGATCTCCATTATTTACCTCATGATCTTACATCCTTCGGATTTTAGTCCAGTAATCAGAACCGCTTTGACTGCCAATTCTTTAATACTCTGAATAAAATCTTCCTCTCCATAATAGATAATTCCGCCACCGCAAATTTCCAAAACAGCTCCATTATATAAGAAATCTTCATCAAAGATTTCTCGTACAAATTCTTCAAAGGAATATGTTTGCGTCATTCCAATGATATCTGAACTTGTACCGCCGGTATGATATTCGATACTATCGAGATAGTTATATCTCTCCGCATCTTTTGCAGTTACATGATATGCAACCCGCATATGGTTTGCCGATTTATCAGTATCCATCTTTTTGATGATCGTCAATTTTCCATTCCCGCGCTTGATAACTTCATCAAAACACGGAATGAAATTATCTCCAAACTTCATCCGGCGACGTTTTGGAGTGTTATCTTCTGAATGACTTCTCCATTGGCGAATTGAACCAATCTTTAGAAGTACTTCTTCGAGTTCAACATCGCTCATCTTTTCCAGAAGAGCGAATGCCTCTTCTTTGTAGTTTTCAGATAACATCCTTTGTTTCCTCCTTTATTGTTCAAAATAATTTTTATGCTTTACAGACTCCATCAGCTTCCCTGCTTCCTGCAGGCGTTGATACTGGTATTCGAATATGTCCGACCGATACAGCACAGCCTCATAGATTTCATTTTTGATATCATCGATGAATGTCTGTATTGGCATATATTCATCGTCGCCAACTCTTACGATGATATCCTTGATGGAGCATTTCTCCATTTCGAGTAGAAGATTCGTAAACATCTTTTTTGCATACATACAATCGATATGATGAACGATTACCATGTTTGGAAATCCATCGATCGTTTTCCGAACAATATAATCTCTTTCCAATTTCTTGCCGTATGTTTCGAGTTCTGCAGTATCGTTCTGATTTGCTTCTCGAACATGCCGAATCATTATTGTCCTCTTCCCCCGGAGACAATAATTCTTCTCAATTATTGTTACCTCAGGATGCTCTACAATAAGAGCATATAATTGAGCAAATGAATTTAATTCTTTTTTCATTTTTATCACCCTCCTATTATCATAATATATCATTCATGAATATAAAATAAAAAAGAAAGGGGAATGTTCCCCTTTCCTTATTTAAAACGGATTGTTAGGTTCTGATACTACTACGATCAATCTTCCACATATCTCGAATACGGAGATAATTGTAGATGTATTGATTGGATGCGAGATATGTTTGCCCATCAATGATGATTTGGGCTTGCTCATGCTGTGGATGATTTGCTTGCTCATCCATCAGAAATGCGATTTCCCGAAACACATCATCGAAATCAACAATTGGCAATTCAACTGTTTTCAGTTTACGAATATCCGCATCCACAAGGCTTCGACCACCCGATGGGTGTACAGAATAGTCGTCGAAGTCGCGATGGATTCGAACATATTTATCGAATCCAAGTGGGATAAATGTGAGGATAAATGGCTTCTCCCTCAAATCATCGTAATAGAAACCTTCCTCGACGTATACGGTGACATCGGATCGTTCATATTCATTATAACGAAGAATGCGCATGATGTCTGCAGGGCCTTCTACATATTTGACAGAACCCATATGAATTATCTCCTCTCAATCAAAATTTAAACGCTGCTTTCTCGCGATCCACAAAGAAGTGGAATTTCTGATGACACGGGCCAGCTTTTTCAGATTCAATGAATTTCAAAATTGTTGCCATAACATCGCCTTCGGTATCGTGTATAACCACCGACGACCGGACATCATCCTGTTCATCATTGAGGGTGTGATAGTAGGGGTAGACCCCTGGATACATGTATCTCTTCAATTGAAATGACATCCATCGGAATGGTGCATCTCCGATAACCATACACTTGAGAGTCGTATTGAGTTCATCAACTCCAGCATATGAAATAGATGCAATGTCAATTTCTGATACCCATCCATCTGCGATGAGTTGTTCGAGATCATTTTTGAATATTTCTCGCATATCGTAATCCCTCCCAAATCACAATATTCCTTCTTCAGCAAGCATCTTTGTACGCTTGTATTCACGCATCCATTCTTCTTCTGGAATGGGCTTCCTGGCATGGGTCATGATATCGAGATCATAAACCATTCCTTCCATCTTCATATCAATCAAATTCATGAGTATATTGAATGCGCAGAAGCAATCAATATACTGCAGATAGATTCCGCATTCCGGTAAATCGCCACGATCTGTACGCCAATTCCGGTGCTCGCTGAGAATAACATCGTATGTGTACGAATCATAGTCGTAATTCAAACGGGAGAGGAGCATTTCAAAATGATTCTCATCATCCTCGTCATCAAGCGGCGTTCGGAACCAATTTGCGTAATCGAAATAAATTCGAACACCATTCTTGATTCCGGTCAACCATTCTGCCATAGGTGTTGGAGCATAGGAATCTTTTGGATTTTCGACGGGAAATTCATTCCCGTATGATGTAATTGTGGTAAACAATTTCTGCAGAGCAGTTTGGTCGTGATTGAACTCCTTCAGAAAATTTTCAATCGATAACTTTGATGAATTCATCTCACTATCTCCCCCTATAATTTATATCCATTCTCTTTCAGCTATTTTATATCCATTTTCTTTCAACATATAATGCAGACGAATGCTCCCATAATTCTCCATGGAGAAACAGAGAGCACTTCGCATGATGCGTCGTATATCCTGCATGAAATTTTCATTGGCAACAAATTCTTCTTCTCCGACGATAAGACGAATTTTAACTACGCGCCGATACCACGCATCTATGAGTCTCGTGAACAATTGAGGGATCGTTGCAATGATAACGTCCTTCTTCGGTTCTTTGAATGGCTCAGTATAGATCGTCTCCTCAATCTTAAGTGGATCGATCAGACGCGGCGGTATTTTCTTTCCGTCTTCCGTAAAGAAGACAGGCTGAATAATATTAGATTCTGTCTTCACCCATACATCTCGATCGACCGAATATGTATGAGTGATAACAGTGGATCTATCATGACTGAGGATCTGTGCATACAGTTCATCGAAGAACGCCAAACAATTGTCCATTATAACCTCCTCATCCATATATGAATTGGAAGTTGACATTACCTACAATGCCAACTTCTTTCAATTTCATAATTGATTCATATGTCTTCTTCGCGTGATGGAGTTTCGCTACTGGATTAAGCGCGCCCATCTTAAACTCTTCCCCAGAATTGAATTCGGTGGTTATTCGGTATTCCTCCTTCGGATTTTTCTCGATACGAACTCGGTAAGATTGGTTCAACCCAAATTGTGTTCCAATCTGGAAATCCATGAAGAATCCATGAATGTTTCGAACCGGATCATCCATGAGTGTTTTAATCTGATCAAATCCAATGTGATCGATATACAATGTAACCAGTTCTTCAATCGAATAACCGGTCCCATCGATATCGATGGAATTGAATGCATCATTAACATCATCATGCATATCATTCGATGCAAAATCATTCAATGTGTTATTGATAACACAATAGAAGATATCTGCCGCTGTTTTTGTCGGCACGATGAACTCCGTCTCAATGAATTGTTCACTGTCGTTCGGGTTATAGATTCGAACACGGATACGATATCCGTCTCCCGCCATAACGCCAGCAACATTCACATGCTCGAGATCAACCCATGCGGAATATCGGTTGTATGAATAGTGTAAAACAACGTTCGGTAAACGTTGTTCAAAATCGAACAATCGTTTCGTTGTTCCTCTACTATCATGCGATATTCCGTTATACGTCGTCGTATGACTAAGGCGGATGTTCAGAATGCTTCGAATGAATTTGGGAAGCTCCGTTGTCAACTCATGCATTTTTTCAAAATGCTTGAATTCATCTTTCACAGATCGATCACCCCTTCATATCCAGAAGATATGCAGTTTCCCGCATCAAATCTTCTTTCCGGCATTCTCGATAAACGCGGCGAGCAACACGCTCCATCATTATTTCCAGCGCATCCGTGGCATGGATATCCGTTGCAGCTTTTGATTTTTCCGAACAAGTATCTTTGGATGGATTCTGCTGAGATTGTTTTTGTTTCCGTTTCTTCCGAGGGAATGTCTTTGATAACATTTCCTTCTTTTCCTTTTCTCTTTCCTCAGCTTCAGCCATTGCCCTGTAGTACCTTGGGTCAGTGCACAACACTGCTTCTTCAGGGTCAAACCGCCGACTTGCCGGCGGAGTCCATGCTGGATCAATCATCGTCATCCTCCAATTCTTCCATATAATCGATCATGAACATCGCCTGGTATCCGAGCCAAAACGTAGCAACGATGAATATAGCTAATGACACTCCTCCCAGAAGTTCATGCCCTTCATGGACAAGATTCACTCCAAGTGTCAATGCGCATACCGGTATTATTACCAATATGCCCAGCATTGCAATTGCTCTAAAATACTGCTTCAGATAGTCTTTCCTCAATGGAACCATCATAATCTCTCTCCTTAATCGATAACCATCTGTCGATCGACTTCGATGATGATGTCTCGTAGATCCTTTCGATTTGCCAGAAGTTGGATGATTGCCGCCTTAATAGGCGAACTATACGTATATGATGCATCACAGCGATCACCAACCATATCATCCTTAATCTCTGCAATAGGTACAACTGGGCCAACAGTCTTAAACCAGAACTTCCATTCCTCTGGATATTTTCTGAAATAGTACACACGTGCCGGAGCACTATAATACTCATCAGCATCCTGTAATTCAATAATACACCCTCCACGATCCAGAATGAAAATTGTATCTATGTCCTGAAGAATACTATCCAGGTTTTCGATAAACTGCTCTCTTTTATACGACATTTTATTTTCCTCCTATAAAATCTATGAAACTGAAATTAACTGCAAAGAGCCGACGGCATTTCTTCTCGAATAGATATCTCCTTCTCGTAAGAAGATTCATATCCTTCGCCCTCTTCATAAACATCGTTGTTTCCGATATAAAGAGTAACCGTTGCATGCATCTGGGGCTCCGCATATTCATAGAATGTCTTTGCAATGTATTTCAAGACATCCTCTTCTGTCAGCATCGGCGCATTGAACGAAGAAATATTCGGAACCTTCAGATAGTCATCAGTATCTGCATCGCCGATATATCGTTTCGTGCCAAGTGTTGGATGACAATTGATATCATTGATATCACGGAAGAGGCGGACATATCGCTGATGCCCAAGCGGAACAAACAACACTTCGGTTACCGAATCCTCATATTCTTCCATATGAGATTCATAGATGACAAGACGCATCATGTCCAGCGGGTGACACTGCATAGCGACCAGGATATCTCCAATCGACTGAAGACGATGATGTGTAACGACAGGCTGGTGGTTTTTCATTTTAAATCCTCCTATTATTAAATAGAAAACCAATTTCCCTATACGAATATAATATATATATATTATTTCTGTATCCGAAATACCGATAGTATAGGAAGTTGGTGAAAATCAAATATGTTGACAAAACGACATCGAAGATTTCTTCAGATTGCGAGGGAAACATCATTGGAATCAACTGTTCGACGCATTCGAATTGGGTCGATTATCGTCATTGGAAATAAAATCATTGCAACTGGAATGAATCAAACCAAATCGCATCCAGATCAAGCAAAGTTAAATGTATTACGATTTGATGATGATGGAAAGTGTAAACATTTTCTACATGCAGAAATGAATTCATTGTTGAAGTGTCAGCATATGGATTTGACGCGAGCAAAAATGTATATCTATCGAGAGAGTAAAGATGGCACAATACGAATGTGTCGCCCATGCAATGCATGTATGCAAAAAATTAAAGAGTGTGGGATTCGAGAAATTTTCTATACAACAAATGATGGATATGCACATGAGTACATTAAATAAAAAAGAGGAGGGAATTCCCTCCTCTTTCTCTTTATTTATTTTTTACTGAAGCTTCCATCAATGTGTCCCGGTACACACTCATCCATTTTTCCTTTGGAATAACTTCTCCATAGATCTGACAGAATGAAAGATCTTCTACGGTATCTCCCATCTTAATTGCAATCAGATTCATGATTACATTGATCACATAATAGCAGTCGATTTCACACAAACCGATGGAACACTTTCCGTCAACAAGACCGTATTTCGATCCATCACCCACTTCGGTTAAGAATACATCATATGTGAATGCATCATAATTAAAATTCGTATGATCAATTTTGAGGTGAAAATCTCTTCTCACAGATGAAAAATCATATGGGTGGTCCAGATATGAAAAATTGATATTGAGCCCATTATCAATATCCGTGAGCCAACGCGCAATCACAGTTGCTTTTTCGGTACGTAGATTCTCACACGGAATATTATGCTTGAAAAGAAATAACATATCAAACAGATGTTGAAGGTTCTCTCTACGTTCCCGAAGATTGTATACAAAATTTCCAATGGCTGATACTCCCGGCATAATAAATACCTCCTATATTAAATCTACAATGACGGCTATAATTATAATATATCATCGGTGTAAAAATATAGAAGGGGCAAATTGCCCCTTCTATATTCAGGTTGACAATATGAACAACGTTCAATTATCAGGGGCTCTGCTGAACGCCTGCACCGACGTTAACCGTCATCGTGACGGAACCACCTGTAGCAGGGAGTTCAGATGCACTCGCAGTTACGGAACCCTCAGGAAGTGTGAATGGGGGAGGTACAGGACTCGTCGAAGCCTTAACCGTAACGGTTGGCATCGTGATGTTCTGCTTCACATCATCCACATAAACTTCCATCGTGTAAACCTTATCCGCTGCCGTTGTGTTGGCAGGGAAAGTAATCTCAGCCGTACCCTGGCTTGTGCTAGTAATGGGATCGTCAGCAACCGTGACAGGAATCCACTTCTTACTCTCCTCAAACGCAGGAACGCACAGCTTGAAAACTGGTTTAGCCATAGCGAAGTTCTCCTTTCGATAGGTAGTGTATTTTAATTCCGGAATTATATAATTGTGTAAGCATTTTCACCGTATAGGTAGGTTAAATTATATATTTTTACAAAAATAATTTCTACGTGAGTGAAAGGATTTCGAAATCATGGGAATTAAAAATAAATACATCGATCAGGCTGTTTCCGTTTTGGCTCGTATCCACCCAGAAGCATCTAAGTCCGACATTGAAAAATTTGTCAAAAGTAAATACGATGAATTTATCAAAGATCCGTCGATTTATATGGATAATAATGTCACAAAAGCAAAAGGGCAGACTACGCTAACCGGGTTGACAAATTATATCGATAATAAATTACCAGTGGTATCTGGTAATGGGACATTTTATATGCAACCATCTACATTGCGTTCTCCAACATCGAATATGTTGCGCGGTCTTAAGAAAGATCGTAAAGCAGTGAAGAAAAAGATGTTCGGATTCGCGCCTGGTAGTTATGAATACAAAAAAGGCGATCTCGTCCAGGGAAATAAAAAGGTTATTATGAACGCAGAGTATGGTGGGAGTGGAACACCGACTGCTGCGTTCTATACAAAATATTCTCCTGCCGCGACAACACTAATGGCACAGAGCATCATTACAACCATGGCCGCATTGTTTGAGGGATATCTTGGAGATAATCAAAAATTCTTCAACATCAATGAGTGTTATGATTGGATGGAACGTATTTTCGAAACAAAGAAGGATTTTAAAGTTGATAAATGGATACGAATCCCATCGGTAGAAGAATGTGCATTACGGATTAAGAGACATTTTCATATATACTTTATTGGCGATGATGCAGTATTGAATCGATATATTTCGAGTTTGTCCGAAGATCAACGCGTATTTTTATATTATGCAAATAATCTTAACGAGTTTATGATTACACATGAACCCATTAAGAAATTATTGCAGAAAATTTTAACAAAACTTCCAAACTATGAAGCTTCGGAATCCGATATTCCGAATCGATTTGTTGGGAAATTCAAAGATGTTCGCGAATATAACAAATGGGTTGCCGATGAAATGTTTATGAATCCATATCAGGTTCCAGATTCCATCAAGAAAGAGATGGAACAATTGCGTGAATATGCAACGAAGTATTGTTTCGTTGAATATCTTACTCCGGATAGTATTGCAAAGTTAAATAATCACAAACGCAATACTGTTCTTCTGGTTGATACGGATTCCAACGTTATCAATTCCAACCTATTTGTTACGGCAGTATTGGATGATATGTTCCAAAATGAATCCTTTGGTAGGAAAAGATTGTACAATGATATGATTTGCGTTTCCATCTGCGCATATCTCATTGATATCTGTGTATTGAAGATTCTAGACTACTATGGAATCGTCCGTCATATGGATGATGCTGCTCGTGCCGAACTGACTATGAAGAATGAATTTATGTTCCGCTTGCTATTCTTGATGGCAAAGAAAAAGCGCTACTGTGCTTCCATTGCACTTCGGGAAGGAAACATCATGTTGCCATTTAAGTTGGAAATGAAAGGATTGGATTTCATTAAATCGGGCGTCACCGGAGATGTGAAGAAACGATTCACCAACATCCTGAAGGATAATATTTTGGCATGTGATGAAATTGATCTTCACCATATGATGCAGGAAATTCGAAACTTCGAAAAGGAAATTTATGAAGATCTTCGACGTGGTGGAACACGATATTTGAAACCGCAACAATTCAAATCAGAATCAGCATACAAAGATTATTATGATTCCAAACAGAAAGCGATGATTAGTGGTGCTTGGAAAATTCAAGGGTATAAAGGAGGACTCATTTGGAATATTCTGTATCCCGATCGAAAGATTTATTCACTTGATCGTATCAAGCTCGTTAAAACCATTATCATGTGTGAGGAAGATCTTGAAATCATCAAAGATCACAAAGATATTTATGAGACATTGAAACGAGAAGTATTTCATTCCGATAATTTCCAATTACGTAACGCTGGAGTAAAGTATATCTCCATTCCAGCAGAATTGAAAGTATTGCCGGAATGGATGATTCCAATCATTGATTACAAGATTCTGATTTCAGACATAATGGCATCCTTCAATTCCATTATGAGTGCATTGCGTATTGAAGCAATCTCAATCAATACACCAAGTGGGAAAGGAAAGAGAACGAGTGCATTAATATCTTTCTGAGGAGAGAACAATATAAGATATTATAGATGCGAAGCAAAGGAGAATGTTCCATGGATAGAAGTGAAGTAAAGGATGGTGTTGAGAGAGGATTTAATCCTCCCAACATTTATCAAGACCAAGAATATCTTCAACGAATGGATGTAGCAAAAGAAAATGCATTCCGTGGGGATTATCCACTGGAAGATATTCTTGAAGAACTCACCAATCAATTCTCGAGTTATGTACAAATTGACGCTTCAGATCGTACAAATTATGTCGAAATCTTCTTCAAACAGTTGAAAGAGAGTATAGATGAAATCATTGAAGAAGATGGGGATCTGCTGGAAGAGCAGATCGAATATTTGGATATTATCTACAATCATTTCGTCGATACAATTAGTACACTCTTTCAGCGTCGTCTATGTATCTCACTCAATTTCCTGGAAACAAATCCATATGATTCAAACGCATATGATACATTGTCTATCCTCTACAAGTTCTTCATTCTGGATGCGCGGAAGAATTTCAAAAATTATTTTACCGAACGTGCATTGTTGACCATGAAGAAGTCGAATGCTGATCCAACCAACCTTGTTGCAGCAGTATACAATATTTTGGATGATATGGATCATACGCTGATCATGGATGGAATGGTTGAAGATTTTATTCGGAAAGCAACGGATAAATCAACAGCAGATACCATCTATGGATACTTCGAAGAGAATATCATTTCTGGAAATTTCCTAATTCGGTATTCTCCCAGATTCTATCAGAATACCGATCTGCTGGCAGACATTGCCGATGATGTCATTACGATGTATCAATATCATAAGGAGAAAGAATAATGGCTAAGACCCAAACATCAACACAAATTCGCAATCTCTATTGCGATCAATCGTATCTCAATATCTCATTTTATAATCTGAATCTCTCATTGAAGTTTGCACCATTCAAGCAGAAGTCTGCGAATGGACTGAATCAATATGATTCTGCAAACGCAATTACGACATCCATTGATTATGCGGCAGCATATGCCCTGTATAGCATTGCAGGTAATATCCTAAACAATGTAAATGATACCTCTGCGGTAAGCACCAATATTCCAATCAATGGAGGAAATCTCCTCTTTGAGCGTAAGATGGAAAACAATTCCATGGAGACATATCTTACGGTAAACAAGGAAGGAAAGACACTCTCCTTCAAGTTTGCAAAGCTTTCCTATACAAAGAACGGTTCTCAATCACATATCGATACCGGTCTCGGTATCTTCCATCAGACCCTATCAGGTTATCTGACTGGAATTAATGCAGATCGCCACCTAGATAAGCTTACAGAAGATTACGTAAAGTCTCTGGGTGGAAATGATGCAAATAACCAGAACAGTTCTGGTGGATTCAACACTGGCTCCCAATATAAGGGAAATGGCAATTGGAAGGGAAATAATCGGAACAACAACTGGAAGAACAACGGGAACAAGAATTGGAATAATGGAAACAACCAGAACAATTCTTGGCAACCGAAGCAGCAAAACTACAGTGAGCTGAATATTCAGGATTAAGTGGATGCAAAGGGATGAGAGGAATATTCCTCTCATCTTTTTTACAGGAGAATGATACGAATGAGTTTTGTAACAGATGGAAAAGTTTTTGATACAAATGCATTCTTTGCAGGAGGTGCAGGACTCGTTATCCAATATGAGGATACGATAAAACCGATTCAGTTATTTGCTCTCATAAAGATGTTGCGAAATGATATTTCCTTTGGTCTTCCAATCAAACCACTCTTAGATTTTAATCAACGAAGTCTCATTGAATGGTACATCAATCGTCCACATCGGAATATTTTAAAATCGTTGGATTATTATAATAAATTGGATGAAGAGTTAGCAGACCAATTGATTCACGAGATATTATCCAAAGATCCATCTCTCTACAATCTCTCTCCAGAATTAAATATTGCTGCAATGTTGGATGTTTATACAACTCAACATATGCAAATCCCGGTAAAAATTTATCATCATATTCATGATGATAATATCATCTATGATATGAAAAAACGTTTTCGGAAAATGAATATTGAATTTGTGTCTGGTTCTCTCAAGGAATTAGTGGATCGGACGCATGTAAATAATTTTACCTATATATTCTCAAACATAGAATGTGTGAGAGAAATTAGTGATTATTTACTGGGGTCATACTCGCATGTGTTACTAGCATCGGATTATGGATATAATAAGAAAGGGACGAAATTTCGGTATGATTTGTTGGAATTGCAACGGACGCATCCATTTTTAAGAATCGGAATTCTATCATGCATCAATATGAGTAATTTGTTACAATCATTTGATGTATTATCAAGAGACTACGTATAGGATTAGAGGAGGATTTGGATCAATGCTTCAATTAAATGCAGCATATCAGTCAACAGATTCGGAGGCGAAACCGAAACGATGGCCGTATAAGAAACATTCGTTTCCCAATGGGAAGGAGTCCTATTGGATTAAATGGAAACTATATCCCGATGATATCAAATTTCGATGCTTTACCAAAACTTTAGTCATCGATTTTGATAAAGAGCTAAATTTAAACAATCCAAATATCTCCGCATTGAATGAATGGAAAGTAACTAAACTATCCTATTCATCCAATCTACCAAAACTATGCGAAGAATTGAATTTCTTCGAAGCGATGTATGATACAGATGGAGAACTCATTGCCGCATTATTTAAGATTAAATGTCTCATCGATAAGGATCTAACATCCTATACTGCCGTCAATTTCAATGCATTCCGTGATCTCGTATATCAAACCATCTTCACAGAATCCATGAAAGACAAAATCATTCGTTGTGTAGAAGAAAATTATACGGATGATATTGAAGCAGAGAATAGCCGCACGTTAAAAGATCCAGAGATGTTATCCATCTTGCAAAAGAAAAAGAAATCATTAGAATTTTTAAATGTTCATGTCAAGGCCATGTTGAAGATTGCATTCTGCATTAAGATTGTATCATTTATATGCAACCACTTTATGGTGATGCGCGGCATTGATTTGAAGAAGGATATCACAAAGTTCTATGATTTCTATATTGGAACATTCGACTTATTCGACTTCGATTTCAAAGTATATAATAAAATCTATGCATATGTTGCAAATAAAACGACATCGGCAAAGAATTTCAATAGCATTATCTTTGGGCAACAGGAAGTTGATGGAAAAGATTTAACGATCGTTATCAATAATATCATCAAACGAAATATCATCATTGATAATTTCATCAAATTTCAATTACCGGCAACGTGGGATTTAGCAAAGAATAAACCACGCGAACGTATCATGTCGTTTATGTGTAGTATTGTCAATATGCACATATCCATCTTTGTCTTATCTGCATTCCGTCGAAATCTGATTGAATTAGATATGACACCAGATGTTGATGGTAATGTAAAGAATGATCGGTATCGTACTTCGAAGATGAAACTCAATGAAGAATATGTCATTCTTTCATCTCTCGATATTCATCGAAATATCGAAAAGATTTATAAAGATTATGAAAAGGATATTACGGCAGAAGAAATCAATTATTATCGGAAGAACCTTAACGTTGGAAAGCTCCAGCAACAATTGATCGAAATTTATTTCTTCCCATATATGGAATCCTCGCAAGAATTTGCACTGTTGCGCAATATCGATATGTATAAATTACTCCTGATTATGCGCAAAGATATTATGCGTCGATATAATGTGACCAAAGATACCATTCTGGATAGTCTACTCACGTTGATTTTGACCGCAAATATCGAAGAGTCTCCAATTGGAGATAAGATGTATGTGAAGGATACCAAATATCTTTCTGAGCATCCAGATTATAAACTGCTGGTAGAAAAATTCTACTCCAATATCATTGATATCAATGAGGATGCGATCAAGAAGTTCCTCATTACATTTGTCAATGCAAAATATAAATTTGTGCTGTATGAGGAGCCAGGTCTATTGAATGAAGAGATTCAAATCAATAAACGAGAATTAATTGATGAACTTCTGACATTCTTGATTATGGCGAATCGTAATATCTCTACTAAAAACATGGGAGTGTGCAATCAATGAAAATCCGTGGTACAAAGCTAACGCGTGAACAGAGGAATCTTCTTGCTCCATACGGGGTTAATGGTAAAGAATGGTTGCTCATGGAACTAGTTCATGGGAAAGCGGTTAGTGGTGGAGGTGGTCGTAGTCGTACGGATGAATATACTCTGGGAAATACTATCACCGGCGAAGTGAAAACACTTTCCATATACATGGAGTATTGATATGAAGATGAACTTTCTGCAAAAGAAATTGTTGAACAATTGACGAATGATATTGAAAATCATTCGGATCGATATCCGACAAGGAATTCCGTATTTGATAAACTATTCCATTCGGTTCATGAAAATTATTCAATAGAATCCGATATGAAAATATATCCATATGGTGTTAACAATACAGGACTCCCGGATGAATTCATATCGGATTATCTTGCATGGAAAATGGATAATGAACCACGATTATTTGCGGAGAAGGGGAGTATTATGGATATCTCCCCATATATTTATATAGATAACGTAATGAATAGATGGGTTATCCGATTCCATGTCGAATTTCTATCAGTGATATAATGGAGGATATGATGAGACGTTCACCAAAAGAAATTTTTCAGGAATTACGAGAAAGAATTGACCAAGACCGAGATAGTTATGTATACTATACAGACGTATTTGATACGCTCCGATACATCATTGAAGAGGAATATAAGGATATTTTAGAATTATCCTTATTCCAAGATGGTGTAAATACCACAGGGCTTCCAGATGAATTCATCGCCGACTATATGAAGTGGAAGAGTAATATGGGTCAATTCAACGATATGTATCCGAAGGTCACCCATATCTCAACAAAGGTATTCTATAACGATGATCATGGTTGGATGATCAAATTCAATATTGAAATGGCAGATAAAATTTAATGAGTCAAGAAAAAATGAGGTGAACTACAAACCGGGAAGAAAATGTTAAATTGATGATGGAGGAGGTTGCGTTATGACTGCTGCGCAAAAAGAGCAAAAGGATCGTTTTGTAAAAATGGTAGCAAAACGTATCAAAAAGATGATTGCGGAAGATGTTCGGACCCGGAAGTTCTTTGATGGGAAAACCGATTTGAAAGCAGAAGCCGAAAAAATAATCCAGCTTGCGCGTGAACTTGATAGGAATGAACACGAAGCAAATCGTATCGATTTTCCACACCTACAATATACGCGCACGGAGAGCATCAATAAAACAGATTTTCCAGACGATTTCATCCTTGCTGAATTTTATCGACAGAGTGGAATGCGTGTGAGTTCCATTGAGGTATTTGAGGAGATTACCCAAGAGGAATATTATGAGGAAAACGGTTTTGGGATTCGTTTTAATTATAAATTTAGGGAACCGGTTACTCGATATAAGTTTACAATTCCCATTCCAGAAGAGGTGCAGGTATGATTAAATTAGATTGCCCCATTGAGCATCCGCACATCAAAGCAGTCCGAGAAAATGTGTTGAGCAAACACCTCTCAGGTCTAATTGATCGAAACGATCTTGCGAAGATAAAAATAGAAGTGTCAAATGCACTTAGACAGGGATACGGTGTTGGAAGGATCTTTCCGCCCGGTGTAAACTATAGCTCAATTCCAGATCAACTGTATCTGGAGTGCGCACAATTGAATGATCCATCAGTTCGTATTAATGATATTGCCTCTACAGAATTTGAAGTCGTATTCGATCATATCGACGGGATATTGAAGATTAAACTCAATATCATGGTTGATCGAGTAGTGGAGGGGACTCAGAATGCGAATTAAATTTGAACGAATGAATTTTGATGCAGAATGTGCATATGATCTCATTAATGGGCGAGGCTTTCTAATATCTGAATTACCATATTCAGATATCGATAAGACCATCCGTAATCTGGATGGTCCTCGCTCTCCCCGTTACGGAACCCAATATGAAGATGCAAATGCATATGTCGAACGATTCCGATGCGCATGCGGACAATATGTTGGATCTCAATGGGAGGGGGAGATATGTCCGAAGTGCGGAACGATGATCGAATACAAAGATGTTGATATGCTCTATACTGGGTGGATCAATCTCTATCCATATCATATCATCAACCCATTACACTTTCATCGATTACAATCCGCATTATCGAAAAAGATATTAGAGAACATCATTGCCTCCGATAATATGATTACATCCAATGGTGTAATGCGTCGATACAATAACGTCATTGAAGTAAAAAAGAATCAATTGATGTATCATAATATTGGCATTGATGAATTCTATCATAACTTTGAAGAAATCATGACATATTATTTGTCCAAACGAAAACAGAAAGCGGATTTGATTGAACGGCTGATCAAAGAAAAGGATATTGTTTTCTGCTCGAAGCTTCCGGTATACAGTACTACACTAAGACCTACATCCATTACGATGGAATCGTATTACTTCAATTCCATTGACCGACAAATCAATCCGTTGGTCAATATGAGCATTAACTTAAAAACAGCTCCACCAATTGAAGTGCCATTGTATTTATATCAATGCCAATTGCGCGCCAATGAAATTTGGAAACTAAACTTCCAAATCATTGATGGGAAACATGGTTGGATTCGCTCAAATATTCTTGGCGGTTGCTTCAACTATTCTGCTCGTTCTGTAATTATTCTGGACCCAACATTGAAACTAGATGAAGTGGATGTTCCATATAAAACGTTTGCAAAGGCATATTCTGGTTTGATTGTCAAACGGTTGGTGCGAGAACGTGGATGGAGTAGCACAAAAGCATTCAATTACATCGAGCAGAATTTTAAATTCAATGAAGATGTGTATCGTATCATTGAACAAATCGTTGCGGAAGAAGAAATACCAATCGTCATCAATCGAAATCCTGAACATATTGCGGGATTATAAAATTTCTTGAATTGCGGGAAACTACCTTAGAGCTCATTTAACCGCGGCGGCTGGTGACAGACCGTGCAGCAGTATACATAACGGTATACGGATGGTAAAATCAAATGAGATTGGACAATCCGCATCTAAGATAGAAATATGCACATAATATTTCTATAAAGTTCCACGGCCATCCAAAGCTGCCATAGGAGAAAGACTTATGGAGGAACAGTGAGTAGAGTACAGCCAAGCGGTTGGTGTCTAGATGATACTAGTCTAGAGTAAATCCATTAAATGGAAGCGGGAAACTATCCATACTTGGTAACAGAGTATGGTGGAAGATCTGGCCTTTTCTACATGGAGACATGTAGCAGTTCATAAGAGAACGGCATACGTGTAGCGAACGTATGTGACTAACAAGACAATCACATATGGATCCATCCTGAAGATGAAAATTCGACGCGTAAAGAATGATCCGGATGATTTAACCTTATCGCTACCATCGGCTATACTTCCCGGCCTAAACGCAGACTTTGATGGCGATGAATTAAACCAAATTGCATTGCCGTTGAAAGAACTCGCACAACTAATGAAAGGATTCGATCCGACCGAAATGACAATCAATCGTGTTGATGGATCGATCCGTTTAGATATATCCGCGCTTGAAAATTGCACATTGGCGATATTTAGTGATAATTAATAAAAGAGGAGGGAATTCCCTCCTCTTTATTTTTGTTCTGTAATCTACTAGTTAATCAAATAACACCCTTTCAACCATTATCATAATATTATTTTATGGCGGAAAAGGAGTAATCGATCATGGGATTAATTAAGTTTCATATCAGTAAAATTGACAAAGATAAATGGGATCAGTGTGTCAGAGATGTTGCGGATATTCGTTCAGGAAAAATTAAACTCCCAATCGCAAAAGATGGAGAACCTGGATTTTCACATAATGATTTTTCAAATGAATATCGAAGGAAGTTAGATTCAATTGAATGGAATGCAAATAAATATATTCATCCACCAACACATCCAGCATCAATGATTACGGGCTTGGCGCAAGTCGCAACATCAGGAAACTATCACCATCTATTGAATAAGCCATCATCGCTTCCAGCAAATGGAGGAAATTCGGATACAGTAAACGGGGTAAGATTAACCGTGAGCACGAGTGCTCCTTCGAATCCCAAAATCGATAAGGAAGTATGGATTAACCCAAATAGTAGATTAATAAATATCTATACGAATAAGGGATGGGAATCACTCCATGCAATCTGGGCGTAATATGGAGGATATTATATATGGCATTGGAAGATGGAAAGCTCATTTCTCGCGAGGATTTAAAATCAAAAATAAATGAGCTGATTAAACTGGTATCTGATCAATCAGATGTATTAACAAGCGGCAATGTTAATGCATTCTTAGATAAAGCGATTAGAAAATATAAGGTATGGACGTGGAGATCTCAGGGAGTGGTAATAAATATTCCACACCCTAGAATTAGCAATGTAACAATTCCATCAATGCAAGTTAAAGATCACTATTATCGAATTCCTCAAGATCATATCCTATATAATGTGGATTTAAGCAATGCAGCATTGCTGCTTCGATTTAAATCCAACTCAAATGATCCGGTATTTACAGCTTTAAAAGAATTTGATAATTTACATATTGAGCAAAACGGGAATGTGTATACCTTCAAATCCAATGGCGGACCTGCAAAATGTTATTATAGCTATAAGAGATCTTTTCAAAGTCATCGTATCATAGAGGCTTCCGCCGATACAGTAATTGCTGGAGAAGCTACAGAATATGTCAATGTTTCTACCAGCCCTACGAACGATGATATACTTGCAGGAGGAGCTAGCCTACAATCACTATTATCCGATAGCGTAATTAACGAGTATTTTACTTCTGGGAATGTTGATTTATCAATTACAAATAATGATGTTCCCCGTCCCGATAATATCATTGAAGATAATGAAATGAATATTACATTTCGAACACTATTAATGATATTCTCAAAAATCAGAATGGTTTCATTCCAAAAGCAGTATAATAATATATATCATGGTGGCTATTATAATGTCGGAGGACCAATAGATAGTCCGATCTATTTAAAAAATTTAAAGAAAATCACTCCCATCAATATCAACGATATCTTTCATAATTTCAATGTAGATCAACGATTAATCGATAACAAAGATGTTATTGATAAACTCAATGAGATCTATGAAATTTGGAAAAAGTTACCAAAAGAGACGATATATCTGAGATATTGCCATACAAATTGTCACGGATCACATCATACCAGACACTAGTGCAAACGATACGAGGAGGTTACAAATGGAATATATGATTCATATACCACTCACGGATGAGGAGCTCGAAAAATACATATACGACGTATCATATGACCCAACCGATCAAATATTTACAATTGACTATACTTCTTGTAGTTATAAAAATGATGCATTATTCTTATATTTATTCAATGTAGGAATACGAAATATCGATATTATAAATATTTCAGAAGACGAGCTCAATGATTTGGCCAAATATTACATTCGCTCAAACAGATTCGTGTCAATTGAACTTCTAAATTATTTCATATTCAACCATCTAGAAAATTTTCCAGAGTTGCAAGAAATTTTATCATCGTTATCACAACATCTTATGGATAAGATGTCCGGATCAATTGATGAGAGTTCTTATCATGATAAATTTCCATTAACTGTTGGAAATAATATCATATCCATTGTTCGTTCTGCTTTTTTCTGGGAATATTTTAATACATTTAAATCGGATACTATTCATAAATATGTTGAATTTATAGAAAATCGATTTAATGGATATCCATTGGATAAATTTTTTATGGAAACATTAAATCCGTATTCTTTGGTATCATATATATATGCAAGTGAAGAGGGTTAGTTCATGTTTGTCCGATTATTCAGTAAAATATTTTTAATCGATAAATCATCGGTTCCAGAACCAAACACATCAATATCATTGATCGTTGAAGATTATAGTACATTGAAAAATATTTTCATAAAACCTGGATTGGTTTTTAAAGAACTGATCTCTCAATTAAATACATTAAATGATCAAATATTGAGCACATCGAGCGAGCCATATGACTTATCCAAGAAATATATCATCGTGAATGATTCTGAAATAAAAAACGTAATTCATGATTTTGCAAATTATATGTATTTAAATAATGAGGCATATGCCTCATTATTTAAATATTCTAATTTTATAACATCAAATATGGAAGAAACTTTTGAATATATTTCAAAAAATATTCATTATACTTATGACGAGTATCATTCATTATATGCTCCAGACTATGTATTCGACTATGAACAATATCTTGCTGAATTCTATATAAACAATATGGATGTTGCATTTGTCCGAAAGAAATATATTCGAATGTATGCCAGCGAAATATACAATTACGCAATCGATGCCATATTTAAACATATGGCACAAGATATTGATATTCCTGATGAATTGTCTATTTTTATTGGTCAGAATAATGATGATACTATTATCGATGATATTATATATCAAAAAGATGATATTATTCAGAGGATAAAATTAGCAGGAATTAATTGTTGTTCATTGGATCTATCGATTGAGGAATTTGCAAAAACATCTTATACTATGGGATATTTAAGAGATTCCAGATATCGATATAATTTTATGTTAAGAAATATCCTATTGAAGAATAAGTATGATTTTCTTAGTATAATAAGGAGAAAATAGTGCACAAAATACTTTACGCAATGCCTACATCTTTATGCAATTTATCATGTCCTCACTGTGAAATTAGAACGCATCATGAATCATATAATGAAGATCGATTCCTGGATGAGTTCCGCCGATGGGATGGCGATGTAATCATATTTGGAGGGGAACCAACATTATTCAGAGATCGTCTATTAAACATTATCGGTGATCCAAAAATTATATCGATCACAACAAATTTATTGAATCTGGATGATGAATTGATTCAATACTATAATAGGATACATGTATCCACATCATGGAATAAATCTAGATTTACAAATTTCGAATTTAATTTATGGCTATCAAATTTGGAAAAATTAAAGCAGCATTCCATTGATGTTCAATTATTAATTACAATGACTCCAGATCTTATTTACGATACTCCACTCGATGAGTTCATGGGATTACTGTATACTCTTGAATTAAAAACATCCATATCAGTAATTCATTTTGAACAGCTGATTGATGATAATATGACAAGAGAATTCTATATGGATGTCGATGAGTGGTTGTGTGCGTTGTATGATCAATGGGTGAACAAAATCAATATTAACTGTACAACATTTGATACGATTCATTTAGGACTCCAGAATAATTGTACTGGGATATTTTATACACTAACTCCAGATGGATCAATTAGACATGGCTGTGCTCATATTGGAGAAAAGATAAAAGTATGTGAAGATTGCATTGGTTGTGAGTATGCACATATTTGTACTCCATGCAGATTCCATAAATATTGTTCATTTACCAAAAAACTATATCACAAAATTGTATTGAATGATGTAAAGGATCTGAGATCGATATGATAAA